ATTTTCCAAAAGAAAATGCACAAGCCACCGGAGAAATTACAGATTTAAACTTTGGTTTAGGCGGAGGTACAACAACCGGTTTTGGTTTAGGTGATGTTGTAGGTGGTATTTCAACAAATGTTTTTTTACCGGCCAAGTCTTTAAAAGAGGCAGAAAAATATGCTTTAAATAATGGGATAAAAGCGAATTACAAGGGTTTAACTTTAGAACAAGCAAATTCAATAAATAGAGCTATTTATAACGTTAAAAACAAGTTAAAAAAAGATATTTCTTTACCTATAAAAGAAATAAAAATTGTTGATAGTGGTGATTTTCACGCAAGAGCGGACAAAGGTATTTTAAATATAAATGGTAAAACGTGGAATAATGATATTTTGAAAAAACACAACCTAAATTTATCGGAAACAAAAGAAAAAAGATTAAAAGAAATTAAAAGGTTGAAACAAGAAATTTTGAACGATCCCGAAGAATATTATATTAACAAAAAAAGATTATTAGAAGAAATTGATTTTAATGAAAAATGGCTTCAAGAACTAAATGGAAAAGTTGAATTTTCAACTGTATCGGTAGACATTGTTTCTGCCACGGAACACGAATTAGGGCATTATGTTAATAAATATTTAAGTCAAAACCCAAAATACACAAATGAGTTTTTTGGAGATATTTCAAGGTTAAATAGTGGTGATAGAAGTCAATTAATGTATAGGCTAGATGCAATAGCAGAAAAAGAAGGGTATAAGATTGGACAATATGCCACAAGAAATGCAAGTGAATATTTTGCAGAATCTTGGGCGGCCTATATGCAAGGTAAAGAAAATATCATAAATAAAGAATTATTAAAAATATTTAAGCTAATTAGCAAATGATACCAATTATAGAAAAAGGTTGTTTAAATTGTAGAAATTATATATTAAATTATAAATGCTTGGCTTTTATTGACGGTATTCCGTTAGAAATTGTAAACGGGGAAAAAGACCATTTAAAGCCATTGCCAAAACAAGATAACGATATTGTTTTTGAGCCTATAAATCAAAAAATTTAAAAAATCGTATATTTACAAAAATTTTTCTATATGAATACAATTCTTTACAAAGCGGCTCCAGTTGGTGAGTTAATAGATGCAGACGAAAAAGCGGGAATCATAAAAGGTTACGGAAGTATTTTTGGCAACAAAGATTCCGATTCTGACATCATTATGAAAGGCGCATACAAAAAAACTATTGCCGAGAATGGCTCTAGGGTAAAATACTTGTATCAACACGATATGAATCAGCCAATCGGTAAAATGACCGAACTTTATGAAGATGACAAAGGTTTGGTTTTCGTTGCTGAAATTGCTAAAACGCAACTAGGAAAAGACGTTGTTGAACTTATGAAATCGGGAGTAATAACCGAAAATAGTGTAGGCATACTGCCAATGCAAAAGCAAAATAAAGGCGATTACAGAGAAATTAGCGAAGTTAAATTATATGAAATTAGCGCCGTTACTTTGGCAGCTAATGACCAAGCAAAAATATTAGACGTAAAAGGCAACGTTGATTTAGACAAACTTTCTAAAAGATACGACAACCTTTCAAAATTACTTCGCAAAGGCGACATTTCTGACGAGATGGGATATGCTATTGAAGCCGAAGTATTAAAATTAAAATCATTATTTATTGAATTCACAAAGCCGGTTGAACAAATCACTTTGCCGAATGTTGAGGTAAAAAACAATGATTCCGAAGTGTATAACTATTTAATCAATTCCTTAAAATCTTAAAAATGGAAGAAAATTTAAAAAACCAATTGGATCAATTCAATAAAGCTATTGATTCAAAGATTGAAAAATCAAACAACGACGCAATTGATGCGGTTGTTGTAAAAGCAAATGAGATTGTAAAATCTGAGGTTAGCGAAATGGCTAACAAATTAAACGAGCGTTTTGATGCTATGGAAGTATCAAACAAAAAGCAATTCGATTCTAAAAAGAGAATGACTTTTAAAAGTGCTTTAAGTGAAGCAATCGAAAATGGCGCAATTGAATCAATCGCAAAAGGAAATTCAAGAAGTGCATCTTTTCAAGTTAAAGCTGATATGACTGTTGGCGCTGACTTTACTGGTGAAGTAATTCCAGCTGATAGAGTTGCTGGATATAAATACGATCCAACAAGACCAATCCATATAAGACAATTATTGTCTTTAGGTTCAACACAATCTGACGTTGTTAGATTTGTAAAAGAATCTGGATATTCAAACGGAGCGGCTCCAACTGCCGAAGGTGTTACATTAACACAATCTGATTTCGATATGACTGCATCTGATGCAAACGTAAGAAAAATCGGAACTTACTTCCGTATTTCAGAAGAAATGTTAGCTGATACACCTCAATTAACTTCTTACATCTCGGCAAGAGCGCCAGAGAAACTTTTAGAAGTTGAAGATACTCAAATATTGAGTGGTGATGGTACTGGTGCTAATTTATCTGGTATTATTGGTGATGCTGCTGATTTCGCCGCTGGTTCTTTAGCCGGTACTGTTGAATCTGCAAATGAATTTGATGTAATTGTTGCATCATTGAATCAATTAGCTTTAGCAAATTATAATGCTGATACGATCTTATTAAATCCTAGTGATTTTCATAAAATCTTATTATTAAAAGATACTACTAACAATTACTTGAAAGATCAAGTTTATGGAGGTTTACAACCATCTTTTATGGGTGTTAAAGTAATTTTAAATACTGCTATTTCTGCGGGAACTTTCTTAATTGGAAACTTTAGCGTAGGAACTCAACTTTGGGTTCGTGATGGCGTAAATGTAGAATTCTTTAGAGAAGATGGAACTAACGTAAGAGACGGATTCGTAACTGTAAGAGTAAGCGAAAGAGTTGCTTTAACTAATTATTTGCCAAACGCATTTGTGAACGGAACGTTTACTGTTGCTAAAGCTGCATTAGAGACTGCATAATCTTTAAAATTTAATAATTTTAGAAGGCTTAGATTAATTTCTAGGCCTTTTTTTATGCGCTTAATTTTCAATAAGTTATAAATAAAATGAAAAAAAACTTGCTAATTGAAAATATTTTTTTAATTTAGCGGAAACAAATTATTACATTTAAAAACAAAACAAGATGAAAACAAAAACCGGATTAACAATCATTCACGATGGCGAAAGAGTAAACGTTTATACTCCGCAAGAAATCGAAGCATTAAAAAATCAAAATAAGTTTATTAGCGCTTATAAGAGCATTTTAAAACATTTAGGTATATAATGAGCAAAAAACCTAAACACTACGACAATGGCGCTAATTACGACGTCATAGATATATCAAACGATTACAATTTATCTTTTGCTAAAGGTAACGCCGTTAAATATATCGTAAGGGCCGGAATAAAAAACCAAGATACTGAAATCGAAGATTTAGAAAAGGCGATTACTTGCCTAGAGCGTGAAATTAACTATTTAGAAAAAAAGAAATTATGAGTTACTATGACTATTTAGATCCATTTAACGAACCGGAGTTTGAATGTACTGTTTGCGGTCGCCCAATGGAAAAAGAGGGTTTATGTTCAAACGTTTGCTTTCAAGCGGATTTATTATAACAATTTAAGTTAGTTTGTTTTAAGGCTTGGCAATTAATTTTGTCGGCCTTTTTTTTATTTGCTATATTTACAATATGGATAACAACCAAATTGGATGTTTGGCAGAGTATAAATTTGCAACTGTTGCAATGGAATTAGGCTTTTATGTTTCTTTTCCGCTACTAAATACCTCTCGATACGACTGCATTATCGAAACGCCAAAAGGATTGTTTAAAATACAAGTAAAATCAGTTCAAAAGAATAGAGATAGATCACGAGTATTTATAAGAGATACAAAAAATAATAACTATAAAAAAAAGGATGTCGATTTTTTTGCAATCTACTTTCAAGAAAAAGACGGATTTTTTATTATTAAAAATGACGGCATCGCAAAATCTTTAGAATTAACATCGGCCAAATATTCAAAATTTTTTAATAACTTTGCAGAACTTTGAATGTTTTTCAATTTTGTTTTCCTACAAAAAGGCGCCGCAAATTAATGTGGCGCTTTTTTTTTATCTTTACAAAAATATTCTATTATGAAACTAAAAATCAAAGAATCAATTTTAAGAGGTGGCAAAAGATATAATGAAGGCGATTTAATTGAATTGGATGCAAAAACTGCTAAGAATTGGA